GCATTTCCTCAAACTTGCTTATCCCGTCTTCGTCACAGTATTGTATAAACTGATTATTAAACACTTTTCTAAGCAGTTCCCACAGCAACTTGAGTTCAGGCTCTTCACTTTCCATTATCCGCCTAATTTCCCTGTACTCCTGCATAAATTGAGGGAGGTACGACAACAGGTTGACGTTAATATTTTCTAAAATCGTCATACTGTAATACCTCCCCACACAGGAATCTGATACTCAGTTAATTGTAAGTTGTTAGGACTTCCGTTAATTGTTGTATTCTGTATGTCCAAAATTCCGTTTATGTCAAGTATTTTCGCCTCTATACGCGACACCCTTACAACAAGGTTATTACTCACTTTTTCATTTTTCAATGCCCATGACTTCCTCAATTCCAGCAAGTAGTTCTTTACTACTTCCTCGACTTTTAATTTTACAAGTGGCCATGAAAAATTAGGCTCAAATGTGATGTTTGTGTATATGTTAATTGCAACGTTGCTTGTCCCCTGTACAGTAACAATATGCCCTATCGGTGCAACCCCGAGACCTCTAGCATCTTTTGTCGGATCCATTGTATCCTGTACTTTTTTAATCAGAGTAGGGCTTGCCTGATTAAAATCACTGTCAAGTATGGTCAGCAGAACTGTTCCGCCACCATTCCATACTGGAGTTATTTTAACAGCTCCTACACCCTCAATTTCATGCACTTTAAGTTTATAGTCAGAGATGTTCCCTCCGTATGCCTTCATGTTAAAACTGTCAAAGTACCGTTGCCGTAATTTTTCTGTCTCCTCTTCATCCTGTCCGGGAATTAAAAGTTCCGTTATTTCAGCTCTACCTAAGCCGTTAATATAATCAATCGGGATTATATTTCCTGTTTTCCTTCCTCCGTTCCTTCCGAGAGATTCACATTCAACCTGATATTCGTATAATCCAGTTCCTGTGTTATGTTGTATAAATTTTGTGACTGTATAGTTTAAATCATCTAAGCTATATCTGCTACCCAGGGGTACTTCTACATCAAAAATACCTTTCAGAATTGCTTTGCTTGCTTTGTACGGAGTTATCCCTCTTTCGCTTGCTCTTCTTATTAGGTTAGGTCTGCTGGCCGTATCTCCGAACGTTTCTTTTATAAAATCCTGTAGAACAAAATACAGGCTTTCCAGTTCCATTGCGGCTGGAGCCAAGGCATCCCATATAACCGAACCTTCACGCTTATCAAGATTATTTGGAATTCTTGTCAACATCCGTTCCATTATCTGCTCATAGGTCATTACCTCAAACATACATCTTCTTCCTTTCCTAGATTATCGTTACCGACAGTCCGCCATTAATCTGAATTTCTCCAAATACTGTTTCTGCAATGAACTTCTTAATCAGAATTGTTCCTCTCTCGCTTTCAGTATCAAATTCAAATCCATTGACTGCTGTTATCCTGTTATCCTGTAACAGTGCCTCTGATATTCGACGCTCCAGTTCCACGACACAATATTCAACAGGCATTCCAAACAGGTCTTCCAACTCAATTCCATAGTTCCAGGAATATATAATATATTTATAACGTTCCGTTCTTATAATTTTATAAATAGCCTGTTCCATAGCCTTCAGACTATCAACGAATCCGAGAATATAATCACCTTCGTACAGTTCCATCCTGTGTGTTTTTATCGGTAATTCTTTTACCGTTATGTCTGCACTTGTTTTAATTTTTGGTATCATAACCACTCACCTTCAGTCTGTGGATTCTCAATTCTGTCAAGAACAATAAATTTCTGACCTCCCTGCTGTCTTATCAAAAGCACACCTTCTCCGACTTTCAACCCGTTATGAATTGTAATCTTTTTACGCCCTTTGTACTCATGCTTATGTTTTTTTATGTCAGTCATTGCACCTTCAACAAGTTCAAATTCCTCTGTTTCATGACTTACAGATATGTCAACATCATAATCTTTCACGAGATGCGTCAAAATAAGCTCATCCTCTTCCAGCACAGGGACATTTATGTTGAGCAGAATCGTCAGAGGGGATACAGTTTTGACTTTTCCTGCGTAAATCTCGCACGGCTTGTTGTATTCAACAGCATTATTTATCATCTGTTTCAGAGCTTGTTCTAACTTCGCCACTGTGTCCTTCCTCCTCTCCTATTTTTCCTTCCAGGTCAAGATCCATAAAATACTCCTTGAATCCGAATTTGTGTGTAACTTTGTCTACCAGCATATAATTCGCCAGTTTGAACTCAGCAACATCCATAAATACAATAAAAGAAGAGCCCCCACGGATTCTGATATCCCCAAATATTCCTTTCAGTTTGAATGTCTTTGTTCTCTGATTGTAATATTTCAGCATTTTCTCCGCACGCTCTTTTCTTTCTGCTTCGGTTGCTGTATTTTTATTAATTTTCTCAAAATACTGTAAAAGACCCCATTTTGTTATATTAGCACTGTCAAACACCTGATATTTTTCAAGTTTTTTTTCTTCATCGTTCACATAGTCAAGTACCACCTGATTGTATGTCTCCTTGTCTATACTTACTTCAAAATCAAAATCCTTTCCAGAAGTATTATCAAAAATTAGATCCTCCAGTTTCAGTTTTTCCGTTTCCTTTAAAGTTAATTTCCCATAATCATCATAAATTACATATCTTTTTCCTGTAAGTCTCAAAGTCTCACTTAAAGCCCCCTGTACCATGTCAATCAGGGATGTTCCATCTTCACGCCTTTTTTCAAATATATGACCCGTATCCTCAATCTCTCCGCATGTAAGTTTAAAATCCTCTGCTATAAGCTTGACAATATCACTTGCCTTTTTACTTTTAAAGACGTAATACGCTTTACTTTTCAGATATCTGAGCTGGTCATACGCAGTTATACTTACTATGTTAGACTTTGTCATTTTTCTGACAAAAACATAACCCAAGAACATGTTCTGTCCTCGATATTTGAGACTTACCTGATCACCTTCCTGAACCCTTTCATCGAATATCATTTTGAAGGTCATTTTCCCAGGTGTTGCCTTTCTTTCCCACGACACTTCAATACTGTCTGTCACAAGAGGCGATATTACAGTCTCGGTACTTTGACTTGCAATAATAAGTTCTATGTCCTTTTCCATTTCATATTTTTCTTCAGCCGGCTTTGACATGAATGATTTTATTTTATTACTTAATTTTTCAAACATTTCTACCACAACCTCAGTTTATCTGACAACGCATTTGTGACCGCGGAAATCCCATTCACTTCCATAACCGTTTCAAGCTGATCCAGTCCTCCTGTTTCACGCCTCACTATCTGCCACAGCTTTTCTCCATATTTTGTACTGCATATTTTCTTTTCAATTTTATCTGTCCATCTCTGATTTTCTGCACTTACAGTACCATCAGCATTTTTCTTGTATACTTTTGGACGTGGATCTATAAACTCCTTAAAAGTCACATCGACATATACATCCATTCCCTCTTCAGCATTTTCTTCAATTTTTATGTCTTCCAAGGATACTTTTAGATTAGTGTTGAAATATGCCCGTCCTGAATTTGGATAGTTCCTTATTATTATCAGCTGGAATGGTTTTGCCCTTTTTTTTAGATTTTTAAGTTTGTCCAGGAAGTAACTCGGTTTCTGATAAAATCCAAGATATCTGGCAAAAGGATATCGTTGGGAAGGAATCATGAACTTAAAACTTATCTCTTTTAACCCTTCCTGTTTCAGCAGATTAAATTCTGCATCATTTATAAGCTTTATTACCTCATTCATGTTCTTGTGTGATACATCGACGGATGCCGGGGATACCGGCAACAAAATTTTATCAACGTAGAAAATATACCCATGTGTCCTCATTAATCGTCATGCACCCCCTCTGCCGCAGTATGCACATGTTCGGCTATCCTTTCTCCAAGCCTGTCCATAAAATCTTCTGCATCTACCTGCTCCGAAATATCGTTATAGTTTGTCATATCTATTTTCACCTCTGCGGTTGTAAATTTGTTTACATACTCTTTTTCAGCAATATCCCTCAGATACTTCATGTCTTCATCCATATCATCCATCTTGTCTGCCATTTTTTTAGTATTGTCTGCAGTTTTTTTGTTATTCGGATCTTTTCCGCCTCCACCATCTTTTTTATCTTTTCCAGTTCCGTCATTTCCGACCGGTTTATCTTTTCCCGTTAACTTATCTTTGTAATTGTTGAATGTATCGGTTATGCCTTGAATTCCTTTCCTTGTGTCACTTTTACCATCATCAAATGCTTTTCCTAAATCTTTGAATTTTCCATTTGCAAGTTTTGAAGCTCCGTCTATTGTTATATCCATTGCCCCAGACGGGTCGATAAATCCCGCATAACCAAATTGCGGGGCCTGTTTCTGTGTGGAACTAATATTACCTGTATTCCCATAAGACATAGTCTGGATATGCTGAGCAGGGGTGAATGATGCATTACCCCCACCCATTCTACCTAAACCAATCTGAACTGCCCCGCCATTTGAAAAATGCGTACCGAGGACTGAGTCGACAACCTTACCTATCGCGTTCAGACCTCTTAAAAACCCGTTAACAAAATTCTCAACCATTTTTGCAAGTGAATTTATAGCGTTGGCAAAAGCATTATGAAAACCATTTGCAACTATTACCGCTCCTCTTCCAATCGCATTAAAACCATCTATGAATCCATTAGCTATCATTACAAAGAAATTATACATACCTTTAAGAATGTTACTCACTGTAACTTTCAACCACGTCC